TTCTATGAAGATTAACACCACCAAGTTCGTATTTATAAACTGGTGTTCCAGCTGGATATGTGATAGGATTGTTTCCTCTAGAAATGTTTCCACCAATTGTATTTCCATCTACACTAGAATATTCAATAACTTCTTCACCAATTATCAAATATCCAGTGTTTGTAGTTCCGACACTAACGTTTTCAAATGTGGAGAATGCAGTTGCATTTTCAACAGAAAGACCCGATGTAGAATCAGAGGAATATACTGCACTTAACCTAGTTGGTTTAATATCTGGAAGAACTCCAGAAATAACTACTTTATTATCTGGGAAATACATTCCATGATTTTGATGATTCACCTTAATATGCAGTCCATCAGTAATTTCATTGATCGAAGCAATCTGAACATCACCACCTGGTGCAGCAGGTAAGTCATTATTCAGAGTCTGAGCAACACCAACACTATTGAAATAATTTAATTGAGGTCCACTAACAGTGAATTCTCCTTGAACATTATCTAAGATAAGTTCACTAGTCTTACCGATTCCAGAAACAGTAAGTCTTACATTTCTTCCTACTGATCCAGCACCGATTGTATTAATTCCAACAACGTCTCCAGTTTGATAACCATTACCACCAGATCCGGTAACAACCACTGAGTTAACAACACCATTATTGACACCAACGGTGGCCTGAGCACCCCTACCATTACCTGAGAGAGTCACAAGATCGACACCCGTAAATGTATGGGATCCATCTGTTGGTGTCAAACCAATACCTGCATTAGAAATTGTAAGTCCGGTTCTTTCAATGGTTCCAGCAACACCAATTAAAACGCCAGTAGCATTTGTCTTATTGATGTGGCTTGCTCCTTGGAAGAATGTGTTACCAATTTCATATCCAGAATCTTGAACTGTAGTTCCAAGGCCAACTCTAATTGTTTTAGAAGAAACCTGAAGAGAGTCTGGTTGGAGAACTGGAATTTGTCTGTTACCATCAGACAGTTCTGGACTATAGAAATCAATAGTACCAGACTCAAGGAAGTCTGCTCTATACATGATAAACTTGAGATCCTCCCACTGACTTGCTTCCCAAGTTGAAGCATTTTGAGATTTAAACAGAGACCCAAGATATGGTTGGTTTGATATAAATGCGTCACTTAAAAGATCATTCTCACCAATTCTTGAGATATAAACACTATACTTAGTTGAGTTGGATGCAAGAGCAATTGCATATTCTTGACCACCCTCTAAGAAGACAGGGGCCTTAAACTCAATTGTTGTTGCAACTGATCCATCATCAGAAAGTTCAATATCTGCAGGGTCAACAACAATTTCAGAGAATGGTAAAATTTTCTGTGTTGGGAAACCGTTTTGCATGGTTCTGAGTTGGAAGACCAAAGGAATGTCCATATCATCCTTTGTTCTGAAGTAAACATCACACTTGGTGACGAATACACCAGTGTCTTCCTCAACCAAGAATGATTGTGCAAGAGGATCATACCAACCAACTACGTCAGAACGTGTTGTTTGACCAGTAACTTGAGAACCAACAACTTGTGTTCCAAGACTTTCATTTACGTTTCTTTCTTGGAACTCTTGCCTTCTCTCAATTCTTGCATTTCTGACCGAGATAATATTTTCCTGAACGGTCTCAAGTGTTCCAGAAGCAGTGAATGCTTCTTCTGCAATTGTTGTTGCTACATCTGGATCGTTATCTTCGTCATTGGTCAATGTAAATACCTTTGTTCCAGTCTCAAACCTTGGATGATTTACAGAATTAGGGTTTGGAATAAAGAAACTGCCGATCAAATTTGCAGCAAGATCAGAAACAAGTCTATGTCCTGTTATGACTGCTTCTGCACCACTTGTGGATCCTTTGAGAATCATTCCCTCAGCAATGACTCCAGAGTACTGTCCTTGAGCTTCATTTGATAATGAGAAAGTATCAACGTTTAGAATTGTAGACGTTGCAGAATAAACCGCAGACATTGAAGTTCCATCATAAGGGCTTTCTCTGAATACTTGATTAGGTGCATTATATTCACCTTCTCTGTGATTTGCCTGAGCAACTCTAAATGTAATTCTTGGTTCTTCTCCGACCAATCTTCTTGCTACTGGTGCAAGTCCAGGTGTAGTCATTCTACCAATAACAGTTTCTCCAATCTGGAAAGTTCCAGATGTCATTGAAATTTCAAGAAGCTTAGGAACACAGAATTCATCAACCTGTTCTCCATCAAAGAATGCGTGCATTCTTGTAAGAGGTTTCATTCTCTTAGAAATGAATTCAACGTTCCTTGATCTCATGAATGGAATGAGATCTCTACTTACTGTTCTGTCTCCGACAGACTCACGGTCAAACTGTTCATGAACAAATAATTGAGAACCAGCTCTTGTTTCTACACCAGTACGAATTGTTTCTCTAACAGTGTCCTCAATGGTTGTTAAAGTTGTGTCTTGAACCCATCTTGCCGACCCGGAACCACCATTAATCCAACCACCAACACCGCGAGTCGCAGTTTGTACGGTTTGTCTTTGTGTAGTGGTATCATTAAACTCAAATCCAGTCCAATTAGTTTCCCATGCATTCCAAACAATAGGAGCAAATCCAGTTTGTGGGTCAAGGTTTTCTGTTTGCTGCAGCAATGCAACCTGAGCAGCATAATCACCCTCAACATCAATAACCTTAGGTTCAATTCTTACAGTATCAACCCAGGTATCAGAAGCAGGATTTAACTCCATAGTTCCCTGCCAGAAACTAATCAAGAAAGGAGTAACACTTTCTGTTCTAGTTGCAAATGGTTGATTAATATATTCAACTTCACTATAATCAAGAGTAATTACATCATTTGCTTTTCTTATATTGTTTCCTTCTACAGTTGAGAAGTTAAGATCTGCAGTAGAATCTGCATTAACAACGGGACCAAAGATTAAGTCAATAGAGTTTGTATAATGTCTTGGTCTCAGTTCTTTGTGTGCTCTATCAATACTATTTTTTATTGGTGCGCTTGTTTCTTGAGCAGCAAATCCAGTAAAATTATCGACAAAGAATCCAGATTTAAATCTGTTCAGTCCCTCACTGTCTGGAACAAACAGGTTTGCGGTGTTTGCCTCAAGTAAATTTAAGGAGGTATAATATTCAAGACTTGAAATTCTGTTATCAAGTTTTTTGATATCTCTCATTTGATATCTCTTGTGTTCCAGGAACTTTAGAGATGCCTGACTGACATTGTAGAGATATGGAGGTAGAGTTATCGTGGCAACTTCTAAAGCATCATCAATTGGATTGGGTGGTTGTGGTAGTTCTGATGGAGTTCCGAATATAACTTGGAATTTACCATTTTTATCTAAAAAGACTCTATCAATTCTTCCAAGATAATGAGAGAATGTTGTTAAAATCGCTTCATCAGATGCTAATGCATTTGATGCAGAATTTCCATCACCATTAAAAGATCTTCCAAAGAATTCAAGTGGAGATCTTGTGTCCTCAGCAACTGTATATTCAGAAACTCTTGGCCTAATGTCAATGATATCGGTATTAGCGTCTCCATTAATACCTTTAATTTCTTTGCTATAGTCAAAGTTTTTGTAAGATTCTACAGTTGTGAGATCTCCATTATCAGTAGAATCAAAAGATGCGCTCTTATAATAAATTTTTAGTTTCTTAGTAGGAAGAGACTTACCCTCTTTTATTATAATTCTTCCTTGGTCATAGAAGGTGCTTTCTTGTCCTGTTCTAAATTTATAATTTTCAGAAATATCAAAACTTTCAGAAGTCAGAACAGATACTACTGCTGTAATTCCGGTTTCTTGGAAGGTTACTGTTTCTCCCTCAACAAATTTCTTATCATTTTTGGAAATATATGAAATTTGTGCAGATGAAAGTTTTTCTGCTACAATTCCGTTTGCACCAGAAGTTTCTCCAATAAAGGACTCTCCGACCACTAATTCACCAGTCGTAGTTGATGTGCTATTAATAGTAATGAGAGAAACTTTTGGTGCTGTAGCATTATTAGTATCAGCGGATTCAAAAACACCATGAACATCAATAACATCTGGAACGTTCAGAGAAATGGTAGCATCTTGAACTCTAGTTCCATATGGATAATTACCACCACCATAAACCAATCCATCATTCAGAGTTGTTGATCCAATACCAGAAGCTTGATTATTTGACTTATCGACAATTATGGATTTGACTCTGTTCTTTATTTTAATTTTTGAAGTTGGTTTGACCTTCTTCAAAGATACAATCAGAGAAGATCCAGTGTCATTGGCACCGAGACCAAAAATGTTTAATGCTGTTCCACCACTGGCAATAGTGAGTTTATCAGCGGATAATGCTTCAGTTTCTCCATCCGATCTAATTAAAGCGTATCTTTCCTCATCAAATGGGAGAAATGTTTCATTTTGACCAGCAATTATGTTAGAAGAAAGTTGACCATTAGCAATGTCAACACTCAAAACTTTTCTTATGGTTAGACTTGCATTAGTAAAATCAACTGACTCAATGTCAGTCTTTGGTAATCTAGTATAAAGAGTGTTATCAGAAGAGGGATCAAGTTTTGTAGATACTACCTTAAAGTCATTGACATCAACTGATCTGGTTGGGAGAGCTCCTTGAACAATTCCTGGAACAGGGGTAACTGCAGCGATCTGAATAGAATCAGTATCTACACTTGTAACTCTTCCAAAAGTAGGATCAATGATGGTTGCCGATGGATTTGTATATTCTACAAGGTTTCCAACTTTGAATAATCCTGGAAGAGCATCACTTGTACTCCTTACAGTACTAACTCCACCAGAAGCTTTAGTAATTGTTGCTACTCCAACAGCAATTATTGGAGTCTGAACAACATCAGCAGCAAAGGTATTAATACCAGTTAGTCTATCAGTGCTTCCAAAAACAGATTTTACATCAGATAAACTGTATGCTGTCACTGCAGTAGCAATTCTGCCATCATTTATTCCATTAAACACCAATGCTTCATTAGGAATAAAGTCCCCTTCTACCTCATACAAAGATACTGCATTTGAGTCTGAGACTGCATCTTTAATAAATGCGGTTGCACCACTTCTACTGCCCTGTACAAAAGTAGGAACAGATAGTGTGGTTGCTTGGTTAAGAACTAAATCTACTGTCGTTTGAACATCAAACAGAGAAAGATTCCATTGATTAAGACTGCTATTGGATGCGCTATAAGATCCAGACTCTAATCTGTAATCATATACCCTAGCGACACCAATTTCTCTACCTGCAGGGTCTGGCGTTCCACCGGTTCCATCTGTAGCAAGACCCACTCTCTGATCTCTCAAACTGAGAATGTATGTATTTCCAACTCCAACATCTGGTATTATAAATTATTGATTGATCTTCAATGGTCGCTGTTGTTCTTGGTTTAGGAATATCAATAAAAGTTACGCTACTAATATCAATATCATAACCTCTTATAAACGCTCTACCTGGAGAGAACTTATACAACATCAGATCATCAGATGGAGTTTTTCCCCCAGCAGTTAATTGACCAGATTTGTATACACCTCTGTTTCCTATTCCATCATTAAGAGACTCATGAACAGATAAATCAAATGCTTTTACATAATAATCACCAGATTCTGCATATGTTCTTCTTGCAAGAATGTCTGTCCAATCTTTATATCCTACTCCACCACCAAGATCTCCTCTCTTGGTTTGAGATTTAATATTTCCTTCTTCAATAATGGATAATTCAACAAACTGATCATCATTGTAATCAGTTATTGGTTTTTTAAATAAACTTACAGAAATTTTAAGTCTATCTGCACCTGGAGCAGAATAATTATTAAATCCCTGAGAATTATCATTTAGAGAATCATCTTCATCAGCGTTAACAATTGTTTCGTTTACAAATAAACCAACTCTATAATTAGGATTAGTACCATATTGATCAAGAATCAGAGTCTCTGTATTAACATTGACAAAATGTCCACGAATAAAATATACACCCTCTTGAATTTGGAAAGCAGATCCAGTAGCGGCCGCTTCATCTGGGATGGTTGTTGCAAAAGGAGCTCCTGCAGCAATAGTGCTATTACCAAGAAGTCCTGAGGTAATGATCTGATTGCTTGTTAAATTTTCTCCATCAGAGAACGTTTGAGTTGAATTATTTGCAGTGCTAGAATTAAGATAGTTGATATAAAGAGTAAGATTTCCTCTTTCCGAATCTTCTGGTAAAAGAACTTTATCTACAACAGCACTTACTCCAGATGTTTCTCCAGTAATTCTAGATCCAACTAACTGTTCCGCATATGCCGCAACAGGAACTCCTAGATAAGTATTTTGTAACTGAATACAATAATACAACTGAGTATATCCAGTATTGCCTGGAATTACTTTAGCACCCTCTTTAAAAAAGTGCTGACCAAACCTCTCAATCTGATTCTGCAGAATCGATTGTAAAGTAGTTAATTCTCTGGCCTGAACTGGATATCCAGGTTTAAAAAGCACCTTATGGTAATCATCTACCGGATCAAAGTCATCAAAATATGGTGCTACATTGAGGTTCGTTTGCTGTGGCATAATTCTTTAGAACTGCAAAATAATTTTGATATCTTCTTTTTGGTTAGATGATCTGGTAATTGAAGGCCTGTTATCAACGTAAATAATATTTCCTGCATGTTTTTTAACTTCAGGACCTGCAACTCCACTTGTAAATGACTGACCAAGATAATATGTACGATTATTTATTACGGTTGTGATACCCGTAAAGTTTGTATCAATATTCAAATTAGAACCACTTGAAGGTGTGATTTGAACATTACCGCCAGCGTCTGGAGAAGAAGTAAATTCAGTAACATTAAATCCATATGTTGGATTTGTGGTTCCAGAACCAACAAAATTAAATCCATGATTGGTTTTATCTTGCCAATATTTAAGAACACCTGTTGTTTGATTATAACTAACAACTCTACCAATAGCTGTAGCTCCTGTTCCAACAGTTTGAACAACTATAGAATCTGCATCAAACGTAGCAGAACTATATCCAATTCCAGTTAATTTAAGGGCATTAAGAACACTTGCTTTATCGGAAGTTAATACATTTCCAGTAGATACTTCTGGGTTTTCAATAACTCCTACTCTTGCAATTTGATTTCCAGTGATAAAATCAGGGTTTTCATTATCATTTTCAATTCTAGAGTACAATAAGACATTGTATGCTCCCAGTTCTCTATAGATGTCCTTTCCATGACCACCTTGAGGACTCATAATAACATCAAATCTTGGAATAGTAGTTCCTGTTGGAACATTACCGCCAGTTAGATTTACACTTCCATAACTATAGTTTGATCCTTGGTTGGAAACAGTAACTCCACTAACCTTAGAGTCTGCTCCAACTGTTATGGTACACTCTGCTCCAGATCCATCACCTTCAATAGGAACTCTTGTATATGTTTGGTTTGCAGTACCAATACCAACTCCAGCATTGGTTACAGTCACAATCTTGATGGATCCATCAACAGCATTATCCCTTACAGGAGCATTGTCTGAACTAGATCCCCAATTAGCAGGAACTGGCATGAAGTCTGTAGACTCAAACTTTACAACTTCATTCGCTTTAATAGTATAAAGATATTTCCAGATATATCCATCGCCACTTGATCCGGCAGATCTTGGTTCTAAATCAGTAAAAGTTGGTTCATCCAGAGATGGTCTCCCATTAGGATTGTCTGGATCAGTTCCGTTCTGAAGGCAAATGTAAACTCTGAAATCACTATTTAATACGTAGAAAAATGATGAATATAAATTAGTGGCACCAGATACGGCTGCAGTATTGGTGACACTGTAATCATGTCGATACATATCATAAGTTGTACCTGATGTCCAAGTTCTCTTAGGAATTACCTGTCTAACATCAGTAGAATTGATCTTCTTTACAGCGATCATTGTATCCCAATAATCGTTCTCTTCAGAAAAATTATCTTTTGGTGCAGGGGGAGATGAGTCCCAATCACTTTGATAGTCTGATGGATTAGGTAATCCAATAAAAGAATAATATGCATTAGAACTGGAACTAACTCCAGATACAAAATTTTTCGCATTCAAAATTCTAATTTGATCAGTTATAATTGCAGCCATTTTGTGCCAGTTTAACGGAGTTTTTTTTATTTATTAAACATCAAGTGATGTAATTCTTGAATTTCAGTGGAGCAGATCTCTCTACTCTGGTCGATGTGGTAATTCCAAGAACACCACCTTCAGTGTATGCAGTGTAACTATTTAATCCTGCTCTTGAGTCAAGCGTAATTTTACCCCAACTATAGTCTCCATATCCAGCAACAGTAGATACAGATTGTGTTCCAATACCACTGGTATCAAACACTGGTTGAGTAACATCAACGAATACTCTTCTGCAGACAGTTGTTCCAATTCCTACACCAGAAGAATTCAAACGAATTGTTCTTTGAACGTTTATGGCGCGAGCAACGACATATACATTATCAACGAAGGACTTACCTACACCCACTGTGTTATCACTAGAATCAAGTGATGTAATAGATGTTGTTGCAGATCCAACATTAGAATTAGTAACAATGAAGTAGTCATTTGGTTCCAATCCACTCAAAGTCACTGCTGTTCCAACTATAGAAGTGTCTCTTAACTTAGAATCGAACGGAATATGCAAGTCAAAGACGAATTGTGTGGTAAGACCAGCAGTTGTTGTGGTTCCAAATCCAACAATGATTCCAGAATCACCTGCAAAATCTATAGCAGTATTTTCTTCTTCACTATAACTAGGTTCGCTTATAAGTACGATTGGTGGATTTGTATGAGTATATCCAGTTCCAGCATTTGTAATTGTGACGGAGGATATTGTTCCTCCAGCACTAATGACTGGATTTGCCAGAGCAGTCGTAAGTCCAAGATGTGGGACAAGATGAGAGGTTGATCCAATAGTAACCACAGCAGTGCTATAACCAACTCCACCATCTGAAAGAACAATAGACGAGATAGTTCCGGTACTACTTACAACAGCAGTTCCTGCTGCTCCAGAAGTTACTGCTTGATTTGCAAACTTAAACTTATTCTGGAATGCTAAGGCCGTGTCATTTTCATTTATTGCGTTGAAAAGAGGTCTTGCTCTATCAACGTAAATTACTGTGGATCCAATGCCAACAGACTTGGTAATGTATGCATATGGGTGAATTTGTGGTTCATAAAGCTCTCTATCTTTAGAAACACGTTTTTCGTCAATAATTTTATCCTCGGTTTGTCTGCACCACATAACCCTTCTCTGTAAGGTTTCGTCTGCAGTGTTTCCTGGTCCAAAGTATGCAAACGTTTGAACTTGATCAGTTGAGTTTACATTAGTTACCGTTCTTGGATCTTCTTGTAAGAAAGAGAGTTGCGTTGGATTTGCATTGCGATCATATCCAAGAGTTAAAGTATCACCTTGCTTGACTGTTTCAATGACTTCTTTAAAGATGACATCAGTATCATCACCAGTTCCCTTGTAGAATAAAATCTTACAACTATCACCTGGTTTTGGTGCTTCTGTAAATTTGATTACACTGCCACCTGGGAATTCATAACCTTTACCTGGTTCTTGAAGAATATCATTAATGGTAACAATAAGAATTTTTTCAACATCAACCTTAGAACCTCTTGGTGCTCTAATTGAAATTTGAGATCCCGCAAGAGAGAGATTAAACGCCCTAGTAGATCCATCAAAAAGAACTGATGGATCATCAAGTGTTTGAAGAACACCAAGACTCCATCCAGTAAATTCATCAGAGAATACTTTCTGGACTGTTAATTCAAATTGTCTAAAATCACTATGTGATCCTGTCGTAGGAATTCCAGTAAGTCCGCCAGTTGGAATAGTAAGAACTTCGCCTGGCTTGTATCCAACACCTTTATTATTGATGCTGAAGTCAACGATACTAGAACCATTACCAACTACGATATCAACAGTTCCATTCAGTCCTGAGTTTGCTGCACCAACATAATTAAGTGGAATGTTGGTGTAGGAAAGTGGATCATCAACAAATAGAGAGAGTGGTCTGTTAACTTTACCACATCTATTGTAGAAATGAGCACAAGTTGAAGTTCCTGTATTGACTACAAAAGAAGTAGGGCTAAGAACTGCTATGACAGAGGAACCATCAGATGCAAAATCATTTCCACTAGCAGACTTGTTTTTCTTTCTAGGTGCATTGATAATCGCGCCTTGTACTGTTCCTCCAGTCTTATAGAATGTTGGAACTGTAGATGGTCCAGTGTTAACAACGAACTGAGTTGAACTCAGAACTTCAAGAACAGGAACTCCACAATATGCGGGATCAGTTGTTCTGGGATAAATGTGCTCTGATGATCCATTATCAAGACCACAAGTCATCGCAATGCCTGTCAGGACAACACCTTTACCAACTTGTAATAGGTGCGG